ATGCGACTCCGTTGGTTGTTCGAGCGTTTGCGGCGACTGCTGATGTGGTTGTGATTCACGGGTTTGTCAATCAGATTACGGCGTAACTGATGGCTACGGCTCGTCGGCAACTTGGGTATGTGTCGTCGCAGTCGTCGCAGGCTGTTCCGACTTCGCAGACTTTGAGTGTTGAGTATCTGCTTGTCGGTGGCGGCGGCGGCGGCGGTGGTGCTGCTGGCGCGTCTTTGTCATCAGGTGGCGGTGGTGCTGGCGGATTCGTGACAGGTTCAGGCATCATCGGGAAAACCACCTACACCATCAAGGTCGGCGGTGGTGGTTCGTATGTCTCGGCAACATTTCACGGCAACAACGGAACAGCATCCGGCTTCGTCAACACGGCGAACGGCGGCGGCGGCGGCGCGGCACCAGTTCAAGCCACTTCGATTATCGGACTCAATGGCGCTTCAGGTGGCGGCGGATGCTACTTGGGCGGAACTGGCGGAACGGGCATTAGCGGCGAAGGAAATAACGGCGGTGCTGGCGTGGTAGGGGCCACAGGTGGCGGCGGAGGCGGCGGTGCCGGAGGCACAGGCGGCAACGCAACAACAAACACAGGTGGCGCTGGCGGTGCGGCAAGCACAAACAACTACGACGGAACAAGCATTAGTTATTCAGGCGGCGGCGGTGGCGGCGGAAACACCACTGGCGGAACGGCTGGAACTAACGCCGGGAATGGCGGCGGCAACGCGGCAGGCGCAGCGGCGACAGCGAACCGAGGCGGCGGCGGTGGCGGCGGCGGAAACAATAAAGCGGGCGGCAACGGCGGCTCAGGTCGTGTCGTAATTCGCTGGCTCACCGCAGACGGCGCAAACTTTTCGTTCAGCACCACAGGCACGACGACGAACGGTACTGATGGTTCTTACACTTGGTATGCGTGGGATTCCACAGGAACTTTGGTGGTGGCGTAATGGCACATTTCGCAAAGGTTGAGAACGGTGTCGTGCGTGAAGTCATCGTCATCGGGAACGATGACGCACCTACGGAAGCCGCAGGTAAAGCGTTCATCGCCAGCATCGGCTTGGCTGGCGAGTGGGTACAAACGTCGTACAACTCGAATCCGATCGAAGGCCAGGATCGCGGCAAGTATGCCGGTATCGGTGACATTTGGGATGGGTCGCAGTTCGTTGCGCCTGTTAGTGAGGTAGTGGAATGACACGATCGTATTTGGGTTATGTGTCGTCGCAGACAACGGACACGGTTCCGTTGATGAGTTACGGTGTTGCGACCGGTGGTTCGTCGTCGAGCATTACGGTGAGCGGTCAGGCGTACACGCTTCTAACATTTACTAGCACGGGTACTTTGACGGTCACTCAGGCTGGTTTGTTTGATTACACATTCGTCGGCGCAGGCGGCGCAGGCGGCACCAATGGTCGCGGTGGTGGTGCTGGTGGTTGCATTTCGCAGGGAACGCTGTATCTGAGCGCAAACGAAACAATAACTATCGGTGCTGGTGTGGCAGGCTCAGGGAACGCAACACGAAACACCGAAAGAGGAAGTTCTACGACAAATACGAGTTCCGAAGTCATCGCACCCTGCGGCGCGTTTGGCGATGGAATAGGTGGGATCGGTCAGTTTGGTGGCGGCAATGGTGGTAATCATTCCAGCGCAGGCAGTACCGCTGGCGCGAACGGAACCGACATTAGTTTGTGGCTTGGGGAAGCGGCAACAACTACCTACAAGGCAGGTGGCGGTGGCGGTGGTGCTGATAGTGGTGCTGGCGGTGCTGGCGGCTTAGGTGGCGGTGGTAACGGTCAAGGAACAAGTGCGGCTACCGCTGGTGCCGCCAATAGTGGTGGTGGCGGTGGTGGTGCTAAGTCAGGCACTACCGCTGGGGCGAATAACAATGGCGGTTCTGGTATTGCTTACATAAGGTTCAAGGTGTAACAATGGCACACTTCGCAAAGGTAGATAACGGCATCGTCTCGCAGGTAATCGTCGTATCAAACGATGACTGCGGCGGCGGCAACTTCCCAGAATCAGAAGCAGTCGGACAGGCGTTCATCGCATTACTAGGACTTGCTGGAACATGGAAGCAAACAAGTTATTCGGCAAGTTTCCGTTCCAAGTACGCAGGTATCGGTGACACCTATGATGCGGTGAACGACGTATTCGTAGCACCGGCCCCTGCCGACGAAAACTAATCCAACGGCAACTCGTCGTCACCCCACAGCGACAACAACCACAACAAACCAGCAGCCAGCACTACACCCACGCCCACGAATAGGCATAGAAATACGCCTGCGCCAAGTGCTAGTCTTTCAATCATGACAAAGAAGCGTACCTCAAAGCCCAGCGTCAAAGTCGGCATCACCCACCAGCAATGGCAGATGTGCCTCTCTTACCTACGCTCGGCACTCGGAGCCGTCGTAGCCGTAGTCGCCACCCTCGACTACGAACCAATGGACCTAGCCAAAGCGTTCGTCGCAGCCCTCATCCCGCCCGTCCTGCGCTGGATCAACCCGAACGACCAGGCTTTTGGACGTGGCTCGGAAGCGTAAATACACAGGCACTAGCGACGGAGCAGCCCCAGGCAAACGGGCTGGCACAGAGGAGTTCGTCAAACAGGTAGCCAAACTTACGGGCGGTGCGTTGTGGAACAACGGCACTTGGGTCGTGAGGAACAAGCGCGGTAAAGAATCGTTGTCCGTTCATGCCACCGGCAGGGCAATGGACTTGTCCTACCGCAAGACTGGCTCCAAAGGTAAGCCAAATGGCAGAGAACACGCACGGGAACTAATCAAACTTCTCGTAGCGAACAACGAAGAACTCGGCATCGAGATGATCCTTGACTACTTTCCGGTTCCGCATGGGCGTGGCTGGCGTTGCGACCGGCAAGCTTGGACCAAGTACACACGTCGCACAATCACGGGTGCGCCTGGTGGCGACTGGATACACATAGAAATCTCACCCAAAATGGCGGACTCACCACAGGCAGTGAAGGCTGCTTTTGCTAAGGTGAAACAGATTTGAAATGGACATGGCCACCGCAAGCATCATCGTCGCTACCATTACGGCGGTCGGTGGAATCATTGTCGCGGTAATCAACAAGTTCCGCAAAGAAAACCACGACGATCACGCCTATGTGCGGGGTCTTCTCACCATGCTCTACAAGTCCCAGAACCGTATCGAACATAAAGTTGACCGAGTTGACGAACGGCTCACCCGTCACATAGAGTCACACGCATCGGAGGGGATGCTTGACAATGGGCGAACAGTACACCAAGATGGAGTTGAAACAACTAGCCAAGTTTCTTAGGAAGGTCTACCCAGGCGTCGGGGATCAAGACGAGCTGTGGAACCTGATTGAGAAAACAGAACAACTCGTAAAGGGGAAACATGGAACCAGCAACCGCAGGCGCGGAGATCATAAGTGAGGCATACAACCTCATCACCGGTCAACGCCAAAACGATTACGACCACCCGCTAGAGGACTATTCGCGCACAGTCGACATCTTCCGAGCCATCACCGGAATCAACCTGAGCGCAGAAGAAGGCATCATGTTCATGGTGTCAATGAAACTGTCTCGTCTAGCGAACGAGTTGAACAACGAACTCAACGTCCCCGACAACACACGGGATGCCATCGGCTACCTCGGCTGCCTGAACATGGTGCGCCACAAGTTGCGTGACGACCAAACCCAAGTAGACCGCATCTTTGACCAGTTGCATAAGCGTTTCAAGACAGGGGAATCAACATGGGGCTGATGGACGAAATCAACGCCGACGCACGGCCACGCACCTACGCCACCAAGATTGACGAACTGAAAGCCAAACTTTCGGAGGAAGACTTTGAGGAGTTGATGGAAGCGATAAACGATCCGACTATCAACCAGAACGCGATACGTCGAGTGCTACGCGCTCGCGGTGTCAGCGTGTCATCAGGTTGGCTGTGCCAGTTCAGGACGGGCGTATGAGCCTCAAAGACCAGTTCGCTGACGAGAACGAAGCACTCGCCAAAGCCGACCTCATCAAAGCGAGACGCGAACGCGACATCGCCACAAAAGAACTGACCCGTATCCGCGAGGATTTGGACAAAGCGAACCGTGCCCTATCCATCGTGTCATCGGTGGAACAAGCACACCTGGAACCCCCGAAGTGGATGACCCCCGCCAAACCGAAGTCATCGGCAGCGACCCTGCTACTGATGCTGTCAGACACCCACTTCGATGAAGTAGTCAACCCAGACGAGGTGGAAGGGTTGAACGCTTACAACCGTGAGATAGCCGTCATGCGCCTGCACAAATGGGCCACCAACACCGTCAACATCGCCCGCCACTATCTTGCAGGTGTGGACTACGACGGTGCAGTACTCATGTTGGGTGGCGACATTTTCTCCGGTGACATCCACGAAGAACTAGCCCAAACCAACGAAGATTCGATGATCGGGTCGGTACTGTTCTGGTCAGAACAGATAGCTGCCGCTGTTGAAGTGTTGGTGTCAGAGTTCGGCAAGGTGCATGTGCCGGTCGTAATCGGTAACCACGGGCGTATGTCTCGTAAGCCGCGCATGAAACTGCGAGCCAAAACCAACTTTGATTGGCTGCTCGGCAAGATGGTGGAGAAACATTTTGCGAAAGACAAGCGGGTCACCTTTGACATCCCCGAAGGTACTGATGCGTTGGTGTCCATCTACGAATGGAACCATCTGCTCAGCCACGGCGACCAGGTATCAGGCGGTGGCGGTATCGGTGGTATCTATCCGCCGATTATGCGGATGCGGGCACGCAAAGCGCAACGGTATCTCACCACCGGACAAGACTTCTCAACACTTTGGATCGGACACTGGCACCAATACCTGCCATCCCCACACCTGGTTGTCAACGGCAGCTTGAAAGGGTATGACGAGTATGCGTTCATCAACAACTTTCAGTTCGAGCAACCGCAGCAGGCGTTGGCTGTGGTGACACCGAAGCACAACATCACGTTCCACGCCCCAATCTTTTCTGCGGATCGTAAAGCCGAGAAGTGGTAACCGGTGTCCACCTGCCCGTGGTCGCTTGTGGCAATCCATTGGATTGACGCATTTGACTCATCGAACGGGTGGATTCACACGAAAGATTACGCACCGAAACCGCAACATGTGGTGTCGGTCGGCTGGCTGTGGCCCGACCTACTCGAAGGCTACTTGTCGGTAACTTGTTCGTGGTGCCCTGAAGAAGAACCGGAACTCGACAGCGTAGGTATGGTGACCCACATCCCGTTGGGGATGGTGCAACGAATCGTCACCCTCGGTGAACCTGATTGGTGTTTGACTTCGTAGCACCCCACCTGTAAGGTGATAAGCAACAACAACCAAAGGGGATAAGCAATGCTTACACAAATACCGAAACCCGAACACGGATCACAAGCTTGGCTTGAAGTCCGCTGGCGCAACGACAACGGCGAAGCCCGCATCGCAGCCTCAGCGTGCGCCGCAGTCCACGGCCAACATCCGTTCATCACAATGGCAGACCTCGCCAACGAACTGCTCTCCGAAACGCCACCGCAACCCAAAGAGCCGAACTCTGCAATGCTGCGAGGCACCACACTGGAAGCACCGATCCGCGAGTGGGCAGCAAAACTGCTCGGTCATCCACTCACCGAACCCGACACCCTCTACCGTTGGGACGAGCCAGGTGTCCGCCTAATCGCCACCATTGACTCAATGAGCAAAGACAACAGGGTGTTTGAGCAAAAGACAACGAACAAGATTTGGCGTGGCGAACTTCCCGACTACTGGTATTGGCAAGGCGTACAACAAGCCATCTGCACCGGAGTCTCAGAGATCACGTGGATTATCTTCGACTCCACTCTTGACCTGCATTTCCATGTTCAGCCGGTGTCAAGCGACGAGAAACAAACCCACATTGAAGCATGTCGCAGGTTCTTGGCCGCTATCGACATGGGCATCTACCCTGATGATGCCGTCGTCGAATACCGGCACGTCCAGGAACGTCACCCCGAAGGTGAAAAAAGCAAAGAAGTGGAACTGCCGATGTCGGCACTTGCCACCATTGAGCGACTACTGCTTGCCAAAGAGCAGATCAAGTCGGCTGAAGCAGCCGAGGATGCTTGCAAAGCCGAACTGTGCGCCATTCTCGGTGACGCAGAGTACGGTCTGATTCAAGACGAGTTGGTGTGTACTTGGAAAACCAGTCAACGTGAATCGTTTGACTCCAAAAAGTTCCAGAAAGAACATCCCGCGTTGTGGGACAAGTATCGCAAGACAACTCCGGTACGCACGTTCAGGGTGAACAAGTGACCACGTACAACAAGGCTTACTATGACACACCCGCAGGTAAGGCTAAACAGAAACGGGCAAACCAGCGGTTGCAAACCAAACGCAAACTTGCGTGGCAATGGTTGGCAGCGAACCGTCCAGATGTAATCGAAGAAATCAACAACCAAATCAACAAGGAGAACCAATGAACCTGCAAGACATCCTCACCAAATACGGTGTACCCGACCCGTCAATCGTCGGCAAACTACCTCGCGGTGGCATCACCCTCGACTTCGTAGGGCACGCTGAGATCACCAAGATTCTGATTGAAGTGGACCCGAACTGGTCGTGGGAGCCGGTGGCATGGACAACCGACGGACGGCCTGCTATCGCAACAGTGAACGGTATGGCTGTCATGTGGGGCAAACTCACCGTGCTAGGTCAAACCCGTTTGGGTGTCGGCTCAGCCCGCCACGACAAACCCGACCTTGACAAAGAACTGATCGGTGACTTCCTGCGCAACGCGGCGATGCGATTCGGTATCAGCCTGAGCCTGTGGTCGAAGTCTGAGTGGGAAGAACAGCAGGCTGCACCTCGTAAGCCTGCCGAACCGAAGCCCGTGTCCCAAGATTTCGTCACCAAGTTTCGTGACGCCTGCGAAAAGAAAGGCATCAACCCCGACGACGTAGCGAAAGCTGCCGGTGTTGACTTGTCTGCGGTGACCGATGCGGATGCACCGAAGTTGCGTGACGCTTTCAAACAAGCAGAAGTCAAACCTGCCACCATCGAGGATGTGAAGCATGTGTTCGGGGAACAGGTCAGAGTGGTTGCCGAATCAAAGCCCGACAATCCGACACCGAAGAACCCTGGTGAGCCGGCAACGAAACCGCAGCTCGGCAAGATTCGTGCGCTACTAAACGCCAAAGGTATCTCGTCGTTCACTGAGAAGACTGAGGTGTGTGCCGATCTCATCAACCGTCCGATTACCAAGTTGGAACAGTTGACTCAGGGTGAGGCGTCACAGTGCATCGACATCCTTGACGCGAGGGTGTCGTGAGATACACGCTGCCGAAAAAGGAACTCGAGTATCGCCAATGGATGCTCGGCAATGGCGCAATCGCATTGCTGTTTGCGTTGGAAAACTTTGACAAGTTCTGCGAATACTTCGTTAGCGAAGCAAAGTTGCACAACAAGGTTGATGGTGAGTATGCCCTTGACAAAGAACGGTTCAAGGCAACTTTGGAGGAAGCCATTGACTTTCTCAACAAGGGCGCGGGATTGGTGTGACCGATGAACGCAAAGGGGAATGTCAAGGCAACAGGGACAGATGTACCCTGGACAACTGCCCGCTGTTTGGCACTCTGGGACGAGAAGATCGTCGTGGAGTACGAAGGGTTCGTGGATGCGCCGATCCTGCCGCTCGCGGTCGTAGAAATCGGACTAAAGGGGATGCGAAGGCGCGTCGTGCCCGTAAAAAGTTGGGGTTGGGCGGTCACCTTACACGTCACGAGGAGAACTGGGGTGGTGCTTT